TGTCATTGTGTTACCATCAATATCTTGTTGAATAGTGATAATATCATTAGTATCGATATCACACTTATAAGATAAATGTAAACGACCTTGCTCAGACCAAATAACTTGATCAGCTTGCATCGCCTCTTCAGCTCCTACTTGTGAAAGAAATCCTGATATAGTTCTCGGTCCGAAAACTTCAGCTTCTTTTTCCATAAGATCTGGTAAATATTGTTGAGCCCAACCCATGTCTGTGTTGAAATCTAAGTAGTTTGTTACTAGTGTTTGTTGCACTGGTGCAGGTACACTATTTAACAAATTTCCGTTTGTAATTGCCATAATTTTTAAATTTTAATTATTTTTTGTTTTTAATTTTAAATTTGAAGTCAGCAGTATTTTCACCTATTACTCTTGCTTTAAAACCTCCAGAATCAAAGTTATTGTTTAACTCTTGTCTAGGATTCATGTTTATGTTTTTGGACTCAGAGATACTTGTCTTTAAAGCATCAGCTTTTCCTTGTTCATAAAAATGTCTTGCAACAGCGTCAGGATTCATCGCAGCATATAGGGCTTTGTGATAACCTGCTTCATCGCTCATTTGACCATTATTATCAAGAAACTTTCCGATAAAATTGTTAATGTCGCTCTGAGTATCTTTTACCTTGTCCACATCGTTAACGTTAAACCTAAACTTCTTCTCACCGGTCTCAAATTCAAAACCTTTGAATTGATCTCCAAAAAACTTGTTAGTTTTGTTTAGAAAATTAGCTTTAGCTTTTTCTTCGTAACTTCGTGTCTGCTCTGCCTCTTTCGAGTGTTTGTTGAAGTAATCAATAGCGCTCTGCTGCTCTGTTGTGAGCTTGCTTCCAGCTTTGATATCTTCGTAGTATTTGGATTTGTTCTCTTCCAATTGAGCTTTAGCGTTCGCAACTTGCTCTTTTAGCGCTAATTTTTTTCTTCGTATTTCTCTGTCGTCGTCTATATCTTCGTCGTAAGAGAATGTATCTTCCATAAGGAAGTTAATTTCTTCATTATCTAAATGAGGTTTTGTTTGCTTATAATGTTCACGTAATAGATCTTGATTGTCCATTTCGCTATAATCTTTATTAAGCTCCACGTAGTCATTTAAGTCTCCACCAGTTTCATCCATAAAGTTAACTAACTTCTGAATATTATCTGGTAAAGGTTCACCAGTTTCCATAGACTCTTTTATAGCTTCAGCGGCAGCGTTAGCTACCTCTTCAGTTTGTTCCACAGTTTCGTTAGTTATTTCTTCTAACGCTGGTGCGTCTTGTTTTTCTATCTCAGCCTCAGGTGTAACCTCTTCAACTGGTTTTTCTACTGGTGGATTGTTTAAATCAACCTTTGTAACTGTTTGTTCAACAACCCCAGGTTTCGTGTTCATTTTTTCTTTAACCTTAGTAACATCACCTTTTGTTTCGTTACCATCTGATTGTTTCTCTACTTTTTCTTTTACTTTTAATGAGCCAGTCTCGTTATCCACGACCGCCTCTTCTTTTTTCTTTTTTGCCATAATATAATATAATAATAGTTAATAAATTTTAAATACCTAAGTTAAAACCCCCAAGTACATCATTACCTGATGACTCAAAGTTTTTAGCTGGTTTTTGGTTTTCTTTTTGATCTAACAATTCACTCTGATGAGTTGCTTGCATCTTTGTTCTGTCATCCTTACGATTCTCAGCTAGTAACTGACCCTCTGTTTTTGACTTAGACTCAAGTTGCTTTAATTGCATATTGTACTGGAACTCCTGTGCCATTAAGTCTTTTTTGATTTGATGCTCTTGGTTTAACACTTGAGTTTTTCCTTGTGTTTTAAGTTCTTCTAGGGCTCTTTGTGTTTCTGCCATAGATTTATTTTTCTTTATCTCTGCCTCAGCCGCAGCCGCTGACGCTTCTGCTTGAGCAGCGCCTTGTGCTTTTGTTTGTTCTAATTGTAACCTCTGATCTTCTTGTCCTTTTTTCTTACGCCTAAGTTTTAACAACTGATTAGCTAGCTTAACGTTTTTAACCATTCTCAAATCAATAGCGTCTTCTAATTGAATACTTCCTTGTGTTAAAGCTGTTTGTATATTATTTTCTAATAATTGTTTTTCTTCTTCATCTGGTTCTAATTCCAAGAATATACCAAAGTCATACAAGTGTAATTCTGACATTTCCTCTAACGTTGCTACGTTGTGAGCTCCTATAGATTCTATAAAAGCGTTTTTTGTTGGCGAATACTCTATAATATCAGATATTCTAAGGGATAGTTGTTCTGCTATTTCAGCAGTCAAGTACATCCCACTTTGCAATATATGTCTCGTTGCTGTGTTAGAGTTAGCGGCTGCCATTTTTTGAACTCCTACTAATGATCTTTCTGCTGGGGTTGATCCGTCGCTGGCCTCATTCAACCCGGTCACGTCTCTTATCATTTGCAAGTAATAATTGTAAGTCTGAATCAAACTTTGAATTTTTTGCCCACCACCTCCGCTTTGTATTTCTTGGATAGGTATTTTACCTGGATTACCATCACCATCTTGAGTGTAAGACCTACCAACAATACTACCTGTTTGGAAGAACATGTTTAAAGCTTCTTGTGGATTATAGTTCGTTCCATTACCTAAATCAACCTCTGCCAATCCATCAACGTCTAAATAAACCCCGTCTGGAGTTACTCTTGATAATACTTGTTGTATTTTTAAGTGAGTTAACTGAATCATATCAGCAAAGCCAGTAATACGATTTACTAACGAATCAATCCTACCCTCATACATTCTAGGAGCTACAATAGCATAGTTCATCTTCACTTTAGTATAATCACTCTTAGGACGCAACATATTACTAGCTTTTTCCCATTTGATTAATTTTTCAGTACCTAGTATGTATGCTCCTTCATATAAGCATTCTAAAGATCTTTGCACCTTCTCGTATCTATCACCTCCCCCTTTTGGGTTAAATGAATCGTCTTTTTTAATTGCTTTATCAGATCCACTACCACTCTTCTTCATTTTATAAACCTCGTTCATATAGGTTTTGTAGTTGAAGTATAAGACGTCTACTTTGTTGTTATCTGCCTCTGATGGAGTGTGTGATCCGTAGTAACTGGAAGTTGATCCACCTTTTTTAACTATTTCCTCTAATTCGTCCTGCGTTATGTATGGAAATTCTTTCTTAAGTTCATTAACCGGAATTGATTTTACTTCCCCAACATAATATATATCATCAAAAAACGGAGAATCTGTATAAGAGTAAACTAAGTTAGCGGGATCTACATAATCAATAACCACACCTTCAGCAGTGTTGAATGATGTTTTAACCGCTCCCATACCACATATAACCAAATCTTGGTAAAATCTTCTTTTTACTAAGTTATACTGATTACCTCGCATCAGCATGTTGATAGCTTGCTCTTCCGCTATCTCAATAGCCTGCTTGTAATCAAGTTGCATGTGTAATGATAATTCTTCTTCTGTAGCTGGTAAGTCTTCCACCTTGCTCTCTTTAGTATCAAGCGCAAATTTATTTTTAACAAACTGATCAAACTCTTTCATCTTCATATCCTTCTGGATATTCTGCATGTATTGTGTTCTTTTTACAACTCCAAATGGATCTTGTGAATAAGCTTTTACATCATACAATCTTTCTGCAATCCCATTGACAACTATGTCCACAAACTTGGATATAATAGGAACAGGCGTCCAGTCTAAATTTAAATAGGACAAATCACCGTTTATAGATAACTCATCCTTATATTTTTGAATAGACTGTTCTCCCCTTGCATATAAACGCAATTGGTGAAACTTTGAGCCACTATTGCTAAATCTATCGTTAGCTCCATGAGATTTATTAAACCACTCATATTGAATTGCTTTAGCAACTTTCAACCCATAGTCGTAACTCATCTTCTCTAAATCACTAACAACTTGACTTGGGAAATTTATATTTATAACTGATTCAGCCATCTTTAATTTTTAATTATTCTACTCATATTGCCCTTTTGGTTGTATTTAGCAAAATTAATGTTCACTGCTTGTTTTTCTACCTTAGCGTTCGGCGCATACAAATGTCTGTTGTTTGCCATAATAGCTAAACCAGAACTTATTGACGCATCAAATTTTGTTCTTTTATTTATATCGAATTTACTCCAATCATTTAACAGGGCGTTAAAGTACAAGTCTCCAAAAGTCCCATCTTGCTTCATACCAACGTGAGATTGTATATACATCTCAATAGCGGCGGCGTGAGCTTGTTTAATATCCTCTGAGGAGTTAGGTATTCCACCAACCTCTTTTTCTGCAACTGATAATTTATTCCATACTTTATCAGGTCTATTCATACTGAATCCTCTGTAACCTCTTCTTCTGAGATAGTAAAGCAGCCTAGGCTTGTTGTTCTCACACAATATAGGCATTCCGTAAAACACAACCGCCATTAACATATCTTCAAAGAACATCTCAGCTGTTGGTGGTCTTGATAAGTATTCTAAAAAGAAACTACTAGCCGGAGCGTCTTCCATGCTAAATTTGGTTAAGCCGTGTAAGGCTCCTTTAGATCCTTTCCCATCTACAGTTCCAGATATATCATAGCTATCACAACCAAAAGCGCCCATGTGTTCATTACCGGGATATTTGATACCATTTTTAAGTACAACTCTGTTTTGTAGGTGTTGAGGTGGGACCCAGCTAACTTTGAATCTACCTTTTGGATCTGGGTAAAATATAACCTTTGAATCTTTAATCCCATCAACCCACTGAAAATTACCCGTTGTAACACCTAAAGTCCTAGACATCTCTTCGTTGTAGTCTATTTGCTCGTATATCTTAACTAAATTAAAGATAGAGTTTTTGCTCTCATCTCTAAACGCGTGCTCAGTAGTTCTTGGAAACTGACGGTAAAACTCATTTAACCCGTCGTGGTCTGACTTTAAGCCATCTACTTCATTCTGCCAACTATCTATTACACCTACATCTATTAATTCACCGCTTGGGTCGAGCCTATCGACATCAGGAGTAGTGAAAACTGGAATTCCGTACTCATCAATAAATCCTTCATAGTTCCATTCCATTGGGATAAACAAAGAGTATAAACCAGACTTTGTCTGACCATTTCTGTTTCGTTTTGTAACGTCTGAAGCATTGTATAGTTTTTTAAAGTTCTCACCTCCTTTATCTAAAGCATTTGATGTTGATCCCATCATACACTTACCAATAATCCTCGATCCTAATCTTAAACAAGTTTTTGTAACTCTCCAGTTATTTAATATATTCTCAGGTCTCTCCCACTTACCAGCTTCATCGTGCACTAGCAATGCTAGTTTTTCACCATCATAACTATTATCCCCTGTGTTCTTCCAGTCAATCGTTGTATCTAATCCTTCCAGATCTTCTATCTTTTCGTTTGCTGTTATTTTTTTCCTAGTAAACCTTGTGGATGGCACCCTGTACGCAAGTTCTGTTTTTGGACGATCCATACCATCTTGTATCGGTTTAAAAAAGAATGGATAATTTATCGATATAGGTACTACTTTGTCGGTAAACATTTTCTTGGCATCAGCACCTGTTTTGGATAGTATACCAAATCTACTATCACCTGCAAGAGTGGCTAAGTTAACGGTTTCTGCAGACGACATAAAAGAAAATCCAGAACGTCTGTTTTTAAGGTAGCACATTCCGTAGCATCTTTTATCTGCTTTACAAGCTTCCCAGAATATAAAGAACAATCTATTTGCTTCTCTAAAATCCGGAGCACCCACATCAATCTTACTCCATTGCAGATACATATAGTGTGTTCCTGGCATCCAAGTTGGTTTACCATTATTTGTAAACCAAAAACCCTCTTCCCTTCTTTTAAATTCTTCGTCTATATAATCGTACCATTGCTCTTTTTGATCCTCAGGGTAAGCACGCCAATCAAAGATGTTCTTTAAGCGAGCTAATTCCTTTGGCTGCTCAAACTTAACCCACTTATCTTTCGGGTCTTTATGTACATCTTTAGGTGCTTTAGGTAGAGCAATAACTAGACTTTGTATCTCTATGATTTCCCCTATCTGGCCGTTACGAGATAGTATGATAATATCATGCTCTTTGTCGTAACCATACTTCCATTTCTTTCCTTTGTTCATTCTGGAAATAGTGGTTTTCTTTATAGGCTCAACCGTCTTAACTAAACTTTGCTCGTACATTACTTAGATCTACCTTCTGCGAATCCTTTAAAAGTTTTTTCCTCTGCCTTTTCAGGTGTTTTACCCTCAAGCAAGTCTTCTTCTTCTTTAATTCTGTTAAGTATCTCAAATGCGTCAAATATAGCTAGTTTTTTAGTTGCCGCTGCATTCTTAAGTTTGTCCGCCGTTAAATCATCATCTGAATCAACAATAGGTTCTTCACCTACTTTAATGAGCTCTTCAACTGCTTTGTGCCCAGCTTGGATTATACGCTTCTTCGTTTCATTGATG